TAGTTCTTCGATATCCCCTCAAGCTCATTAACCTTCTGCCTAACAGGGTCCTCTTCAGTATCCGAAGAAGTGTTTAAATCTACATCACGATAAACCTGAGCAACCTGCATCTTACGAACGTCATTCTCGTCCATTCGCAGTACATGCGTAACTCGCGTCGATGTCGCTAAATCAGAAGCAGAATACGGAACAACCAAATCCTGCGCAGGAATAAACTTCGCAACAGCCCGCTGCCGTGTTTGATCAAAATATACCTTCTTAAACGTCGAACCGCTCAAGGGTAAATAAAACAACATCTGATCCATGTCCGGATCGTATTCTTCCATAACCTCAGTAATCTGATAGTTCATGAAGTCTTTTACACGATTGGCCTGCTCTTCTCGCTCCGCGTTCTGCAATCCCAAAACATTCGTGCGAACCGGACCACCCGCTGGCAANAACTCCTTATACGCCTGNGCCTGAAACTGCGTAACACTCTCGCTAATCATCGGATGCGTAATACCACTCGCACCCTCAAACGGAGTCGTGCGCTCCTCAGTCCTTAAACCAAGCAGATCAAGACCCTTAACATACGTCTCTTCCCACTCGTCACGAGAATCCAAATCCTCGTTATACGAAGCCCGCAACTCCGAAGATAACTCTCCCAACGTGCCATCGTCCAAAATCTCCGCTAAATTAGCGTCAAAAGGTATCGCCTCGTCAGGGATATCCATCTCCCCATCACGAATAGCCTGCACAATCGCGCCGCCCTCGCCATCCTCAATAATCTCCGCACCATCCGGGAACTCCATCGGTACATCAATAGGAATCTCTACGTCTGGAAGTCCCGCTGTGTCATCGAGGTCCAACCCCGGCACAACCATGTTAGGTGGTAAAGCCATTAATAATACTCCCGCTTACGGGGCCTCCATTCTAAACTATCCTCGTCTTCGCCACTCAACGAAATAAACCCGCCTTGACGAAAACGCATCAGTGCCAAGGTCATACTATCACAAAAGTCATCATGATCGCCATTAGGAAATGAAACTACCTCCTCAACGACCTCATCAGCAAACTTTTCGTGCATCGGGGCCCAAACCATCTCAGCCTCAAACAAAGGCGCAACCATGTGCATTCTCGTTATCTTATCATTCCCTTTGCCCGGTGAGAAGCCCAATGCCGGAATACCACGAAGCCGCAACTCGTCAATAAGTGGTGTACCCGTCGCTTTCGCTTCGACCAACACCATGTCTGGCTCCCAGTATTCGTGCTCTTCATAGGCAACCTCCTTGAGTTCCGGGAAATTCCACCGCCCTCGACGGGCATCCAACAAAATAATGTGATCAGGGCCACCCTCCTCGGGCTTAAATACCCCCCAAGTCGTAATCGCACTGTAATCCGCAGTCTCTTTCTTCGAAAACGCCGTGTCATACGCCTGCAAAATGTAATCCAGCCGTGGAATCTTCTCCTTATCCCAATCCTTCCACCACTCACGCTTGATAATCGCAGATTCCGACGCCGTAGGCTGCTGCTGCCACTGCGCATTCCACTTTCCTACCGGAAGTGACGCCTTAATCCCCAATAATGCGTCTTTTTCCCAGAACTCAGGCCATAAAGGCTGATCAGAAGGCATGATCGCAGGAAATTCCACAACCTCCCACTTGTCCGCCATCACATCACCGCCCTGCGCGGCAATCAAACGACCTGTCAAGTCCTTTTTTCCCCACCGAGTCATAACAATTATGATCGCGCCACCCGGTTGAAGACGCTGACGAGGACCAGAAGTGTACCACTCATACGCATTGTCGAANGCACTGTCGCTCATAGCGTCCTGCTCCGAATGCGGATCGTCAATCACAAACAAATCCGCACCACGACCCGTTACCGCAGCACCAACACCCGCCGCAAAGTACTCGCCGCCACGGTCCGTCTGCCAACGACCCGCGCCCTTGTTGTCTTCCTTCAAATTCGTGTCCGGAAAAACAGACTTATACGCAGGATCATCAATCAAATCACGAACCTTACGACCAAATCGTACCGCCAACTCAGTGTTGTGCGTAGCCTGAATGATCTTTAACTTCGGATTCCGCCCCAAAAACCACGCAGGCATCAAATAACTGGCAAACTCAGACTTCGAATGACGAGGCGGCATATTAATAATTAACCGCTTTAACTCGCCCCTCGCTACCTGCTCCAACTTTTCCGCAATAACCCGGTGATGACGACCCTCAATGAAGTTCTCATACACATGATGAGCAAAAGGCATGAACTGATCATGCGCCTTTTCCCTCAAATCTAAGGTCTTCTTAGCCTCAGTTAAGGCTAAAATCTCCTTTAACGCTTCTTCAGGTAATGCCTGTAAATTCATTACCTAAACGGATCTACATCCGTAGGCATCCCGCCATACGTTGTGGGCATAAAACCCCGATCCGCCGCAGCTATACCAAAATCAGGCATCGGCAAAATTCCCGGAGCTCCGCCCGGAGTCAATGGAGGCAACGTAAACGGAGACTCTATCTGAGTATAATTCGGACTCCCAACAAGCGTAGGAACCGTCGAAATCGGTGGCGTAATACCCGGAAACGGAGTCACAGGGTCTGGCTCCGGAGCCGCATCCGTAACGTCATCACTAGGAACACACGCATTCGTCGCCGTGTCCATCCGATAACCCTCCGGACATGGATCAATCGGCGCAGGAGAACTATCACCACCAGATCTCGTTCCACCCTGAGCCGCAGCCTCGTTACGAGCTATCGTCGCCGCAGTCCGATCAAGATACGCCTGAGCCTCTGCCTCCGAATAACCCGCAGCAATTAAATTAGCCCGCTGAGTAGCAGGATCCCCAAACCCAGCGTAATAACCCATCGTTACATCGCCCGCAGCGCCCTTCAACATGTCCAACATGTTCGGTAAACCACTCAAAATACCAGTGGCCTCCGCAGGACCTTCCGCATCGGGGCCGACCACACTCGTAACACCTCCGCTGTCTGGGGCCGAAGCAATGACCTTGGCCTTTCGAGCCTCCTCACGAGCCTTCGTTATCCTCGCATCTTCCTGAGCCTGAGCAATGCGAGCTCTTTCTTCCGCCTCTTTTTTCAGACGCTCAATCTCACGACGTTGAGCCTCCTGCTGCTCGCGCTGCCTCTCCGCAGCCTCACGTTGAACACGAGCAATGCGAGCCGCCTCCTTGCGCTCCTCTTCAGCACGGGCCGCGTTTCGAGCCGCCAACGCAGCAGCCTCTCTCCTACTTTGTTCCGCCTGCTTCCTACGAGCTTCCGCAGCAGCTTCCGCCTGCGCAATGCGAGCCTGCTCCGCACGAGCCGCAGCTTGAGCCGCTTGAGCCTGACGTTGAGCCGCTTGTTGCGCTTGAGCCTGCTGTCGAGCTCGTTCCGCATTAGCCTGCGCGTTGGCCCGCGCTACCTGCTCCGCAGGAGAAGGGCGATTCGGATCAGTCCTGTCGGGCCGAGGAGAAGAAGCAGGGCGGTTAATCTCTCGGTCCATTTCTTGACGTTGTTGCTGAGAAATAGAAGCAGTGCTTTGAGTTCGATCCCGAGAAATCGTACTAGGATTATAACTTCCATCATAAACACGATACGCAGGTATCCCGCCCGGACCCGGCTCACCACTCCCACCATAAGCCCGCAATAAATCCGCCTCAAACGGATTTATATACGCCAAATCATGACGCTGACCACCAATCGTCGTCTGACGAGGAACTCCACCACCACCCTGAAACTTCTTCATTCGAGTTCTCCTTCAACTCTAAGCATAATAACCGCGCATCGCACCACCAAACGGACTGCTCTGCGGAGGCGTCGGATAACCACCCATCGACGGCATCGATTGCGGCGGACCATAGGTCGAAGGCTGCGGATAAAACGAACCTAATCCACCACCGCCCATGCCCATCATAGGATTAAAACCACCGCCCATCATAGGATTCATTCCCATAAACGGACTGTAACCGCCCATCATAGGATTAAAGCCGCCACCCATGCCCATCATAGGATTTAAGCCGCCACCCATGCCCATCATAGGATGAAACGAACCCATTCCCATTCCCATAAAAGGATTCTGGTACGGCATAGGACGCTGAGAAGACCCCATAAACATCTGACTGAATAACTGACTCGCCTCCGGATGCTCCGCCTCCAACTTCGTCGCAAAATCTTGAAACATCGGTAGCTTAGTTAAACTCGCTAATCCGCTAAACGGCATAGGACGTTGCGTCATATCAGGCTGTGGCGATATGTCGGGTCCAGCCGAAACAGGAGGCGACACTTCACCACCGCCCGGTTGATTGCTGATTCCAGCAATCGCGTCAGGAACCATAAGAGCACCCGAACCCTCACCCATCGGGTTTGGATTGTTGATCGCCTCGAAATTTTCAATCTCCGCAGCGGTAGTCATATTTGTCGGGCGACCCATATAAGTATTGATTGGGTTTGGATCTTTAACTACATTTGGCAACAGATCGCCAACTACTCCCGGTCTTCTTG